TGGCTATTTCACGCGCACAACTACTGAAAGAGCTGCTCCCCGGCCTGAACGCCTTGTTCGGTCTGGAGTACGCTAAATATGGCGAAGAGCACAAGGAAATCTACGAAACTGAGACTTCCGAGCGTTCCTTCGAAGAAGAAACCAAGCTGTCTGGCTTCTCGGCTGCTCCAGTCAAGAACGAAGGCTCTGCGATTGCTTATGACAATGCGCAGGAAGCTTGGACTGCAAGGTACAACCACGAAACCATTGCTCTGGGTTTCTCGCTGACCGAAGAGGCCATCGAAGATAACCTGTATGACAGCCTGTCGGCTCGTTATACAAAAGGTTTGGCTCGTGCTATGGCGTATACCAAGCAGGTTAAAGCGGCTTCTGTTTTAAACAACGGCTTCTCGGCTTCATATCCGGGCGGTGATGGCGTAGCGTTGTTTTCAACTGCACACCCGCTAGTTGATGGAGGAACTAACTCTAATCGACCTTCTGTTGCTTCTGATTTAAATGAAACTTCGCTGGAAAACGCTGTGATTCAAATCGCTGCGTGGACTGACGAACGTGGACTTTTGATTGCGGCTAAACCCCGGAAATTAATTGTTCCTTCTGCTCTTCAGTTTGTTGCTACTCGTTTGCTTGAAACCAGCCTTCGTGTTGGTACTAATGACAACGATATTAACGCACTGAAGAACAATGGTTCAATTCCAGAAGGCTATACGATCAACCACTTCCTGACCGATACAAACGCATGGTTCCTGTGTACCGACGTTCCAAACGGCATGAAGCACTTTGTTCGTAGCCCACTGGCTAACTCAATGGACGGCGATTTTGATACTGGCAACGTCCGTTACAAGGCTCGTGAGCGTTATTCCTTCGGATTTTCAGACCCTCTGGGTATGTTTGGTTCGCCGGGAGCATAAAGATTGGGGGGCTTTACGGCCCCCCTTTTTCGGTATATAAAGTAACAAATCCGGGGGATTTCCCGGCGCTTACGAATAGGCCCCCCGCCTAACGACATGCAGATCGTTCGCGCTTAACTCGCATGTGAGGACAACTCAAATGGCACTTTCTACCACCCAAAGTATTTGGCGTTCGGGCGGCGGCGATCAGACTCGTACCGCGTATTGTGGCTCCGGCCTAATGGCTGCGCAGTTCTACATCGCTGATGCTTCTCCAGCTACTGCTGGCACTAACGTAGCCGTTTCTTCGGTTGCTGGCGCACCTGCTCTTATTCTCCCATCTGGCGCTGTTATCGTTTCTATTTCGGTAACTGATGCTGGCGCGGGCACTTGCGACATTGGCGCAACCGGCTACACCTCTGGCACTGCTGACAACGACTTCTTCGCTTCGGCTCTGTCTGTAGCGGCTGTTGGCACTACGTCGATTGGTTCGGTTGTGACTGGCGCACCGTTGACTGAAATGTCGTATGTGACTGTAACTGACAACACTTCGGCTTCGGGTACTGTAGCTGGTGTTATCACTTACTTCGTTACCGATCCTCTGGTTGGTCAGCAGAACGTCTAATAAGGAGGCATCACCATGATGCAAACAGACGTTAAAGGTAAGGATTGCGTAGCTAACGCAACTACTACTGTATTTAACGGGCGTGCTCGTTTCAAAGGCATTTGGTACAGCACCTCTGGTGCTACGAGTATTGCCGTTAAAGACGGTGCAACCACATTGTTTACTTTTATTATTGCAGGGCAAGCCTCGGATGACATTTGGATTCCGGGGGAAGGCGTACTTTGTGCGACAAGCTTGCTTGTAACAATTGGTGCTAACTGTACCGCAGTGGTGTTCTATGGCTAAGTCTCCAGCATGGACGAGGAAAGAGGGCAAAAATCCCAAGGGTGGTCTAAACGCCAAAGGGAGAGCTTCTTACAACGCAGCGAATCCGGGGAAGCCGGGGTTGAAAGCCCCCCAACCGGAAGGCGGCGCAAGGAAAAAATCATTTTGTTCCAGAATGGAAGGGATGAAAAAGAAGCTCACCTCGTCGAAAACCGCAAACGATCCGAACAGTCGGATCAATAAAAGTTTAAGGGCTTGGAAATGCTAAAAGATAACATTGAACCAGACTTGATGGACAACATCTCCATCCTTGCGGGGCTGGGCGTCCTACTTTCGTGGTTACCTACTGTGTTTTCACTTGTGTCTATTGTCTGGTTCAGCATTCGTATCTGGGAATCCGATACGGTTCGTGGCCTGACCAACCGTATTAAGGGGAAAAAAGATGAAGAGCAAAGCTAAACCTGCAAAGGGTTCTGCACGCACTAAGCGTTTTGATGTCGGCGGCACTGTCGGTGCTTTGGCCGGTCTGGGTACTTTGGCTTACCTGATGTCGCGTAAGAAGAAGGGCGCAGAAGGTACGGCTGGCGAGTACAAACCACAGGGTAAATTCCCACAAGAAGATGGCGGTGGTACGTCGGGGCCCGGCATGGCGGATACAACGTCGGATAACAAGCCATTTGTTAAGCCGCCACCCGGTGTAATTTTTGAGAAAGACCGTGCTAGAGACCGTGCATTACGACAGTCAAAGGACCCTAGATCGAACTTGGTGCCTGAAGGTTTATCCCAACAGGATAAAGATACGCTGTACGAATCCGACAAAGCGCTTGTAAGAACTGATAACGCACCTGTAGTTAGAAAGAAGCCTAAAAAAGCCGACGATAAAAAAGCCGACGATAAAAAAGCCGACGATAAAAAAGTTAGCACAGATAACGCCCCTGCGCCCACAGGCTCAGATTCGACCCGCTCTTCTGCGGATGATGTAATCGGTGCGGGTATTAGGAACGCTCGGATCGGCGAAAAAAATAAGCCTTATCCAGTTAATCTCCCTGCCGTTAAAGAAGCAGAGCGGAGAAATTTTTTGCAAAACAAAGCTGGTCTTAGCGGTAAAGGCATTCCTACGCCCGGCGATAAAAACAAAACAGAAGCAACATCTAAAGTTGCTAAAGCTGTCCAAGGCACAATTGACAATCGCAGTAAAAGTATGGCGCGTACTCCAGAACAAAAAATGTCAGAAGGTGCACGAGAAGTACAAAGAAGACGCGATAAAGAAAAAGCTGAAAAACTTGGCTATGGCATCAAAAAGGGTGGCATGGTCAAGAAGTACGCCTCTGGCGGCTCGGTTTCGTCGGCATCAAAACGTGCCGATGGATGCGCAATTCGTGGAAAGACGAGGGCTTAGTAATGCCAGCCAAGTCCGCCAAGCAGGAAAAGTTCATGCAAGCGGTTGCGAACAACCCCAAGTTCGCTAAAAAAGTCGGCGTACCCGTAACTGTGGGCAAAGAGTTCACTAAATCTGGAGGCGGTGAGATGAAAGAGTCAAAGAAGATGGTTGGCAAAGAGATTGCGTTCATGAAGAAAAAGGGCGCACCCAAGTCGATGGTCAAACACGAGATGGCTGAAGCTGGCATGAAAAAAGGCGGCATGGCTATGAAAAAGATGGCTGGCGGCGGAAAAACATTAGGTATATCACCAGATATGGATGTATCTGATGATAAAGATGAATACAAAAGATCTATGCGTAATCAACGTGCAAAAGATATTGGTCTTGCTGGTGTGGCAGGCGCATTGTCTGGGGCAAAACTTGGCGCACTTGGTTTGGATTACATGGGTAGACGTAAGACTGAAAAAAAAGATAGTGTTAAAGAGAACCAAAAACAATATGGCATGAAAAAAGGCGGCATGGCTATGAAAAAGATGGCCTCGGGCGGTCTGGCTGGTGGTCACAAGGCTGCTGATGGCGTTGCCATGAAAGGCAAAACCAAGGCCATGCAGGTAAAAATGAAGCACGGTGGGCGTACCTGCTAATGAGAGCCTCGCGTGGTATGGGTGCCATAAACCCTTCCAAGATGCCCGGTGGGAAGAAGAAAGCCCGTCGGGATGACACCAACTTTACGCAATATAAAGAAGGTGGGAAGGTCAACGCTGCTGGTAACTACACCAAACCAGAACTTCGTAAGAAGATCGTCTCGCAGGTAAAGTCCGCAGCCACCCATGGCACAGGCGCAGGTCAGTGGTCAGCCCGCAAGGCACAACTCGTGGCTAAGAAGTACAAGGCCGCTGGCGGCGGGTATCGTGACTGATGAGTGTGCTGCGCGTTCGTCCTGACTTGATGTTTATTGGTCAGGTGCATGGTAAAGGCGTAGCAGTACCGCCAGAAGCCAAAGCGGCCATAGATAAGTATGGGGCTTGGTATGAGGGCAGTGGGGATGACCGATTGCCGGGAGTTAAGTACCAAGGCTCATGGGACGATGCGCTGGCGAAAGACGTAAAGGGGTACCCAAAAGAGTTTTTGTTTGTTATTTTTACAAACACAGCAGTAAACGAGCAGAAAGAAATACTCCCCGGTCCCGGTACCATTTTTGACCGGCTGCTTAAAACGCAGGGGCAGTACGGATATTTTAAGAGTCGTAAGTTTGATGCCGATACGTTGACCGCTTTCTTAAAAGAAATGGGCGGGGCGTACTTGAAAGACAGTAAGGCAGAGGCAACAAAAGAAAATGTGGCGGCTTTTATAAGCAGTGGCGAAAAGGACATGTGGGAGTCTGGCAGTACGCCAGCAAAGAAGATGGCAGACAAGGCAAACAAGCACCGAGACATGTGGCTTCTGTCGCAACCAAGAGGTGTTTATTTTGTTGGTTCAGACCACCTGAAAGACTTAAAATCGCTACAAGCAGGTAAGAGTTCTGGCGTTGAAAAGACGGACGTAAACCGGAAAAACACTAGACTAATATGAAGGCACCACAGAAAAGCTTGAAAGACTGGGGGGACCAGAAATGGCGGACTAAGTCCGGTAAACCCTCCAGTAAAACCGGTGAGCGTTATCTCCCGGAAAAGGCGATCAAGGCGCTAAGCCCAGCCGAGTACGCAGCCACTACGAAGGCAAAGCGGGAAGGGAAGGCAAAAGGTAAGCAGTTCGTTGCACAGCCCAAGGGCATAGCCAAGAAAACAGCGGGGTTTAGGTAATGGCTAAAGTAACTGTTGCTGACGAGCTGGAACAACAGCGTTCAGAAGAAGCTTTTGATAAGGCTGATGCCCGCTTAAATCAGCGCTTTCTTGCGCGTAGGTTAACTAAGGAAATAGCAGAATCTGAGGCAAAGCATAAGGAAGCCGCAGAAAAAAGGCAGGCAGCAAAAGAGGCAAAAGAACGTAAGGCTGATCCGCTGTACGACGAGCGTAAAGCAGCACGTACTGAAGCTGAAAAAGGCGCTGTTACTAAGATGGTAGGCGGGGTAAAAGTTACGGAATACCCGTCAGTTGATCCGGTCGAGCGGCGACCTACAGCGCAGCCGTCTGGTGGGCGTGGGCAAGGCGGCGGTGCAGGTAGCTTGCTGCGGGAGATGAACCCACAAAAACTGTACAAAAAAGGCGGTATGATTTCTGCGTCTAAGCGCGGTGACGGAATAGCCCAGCGCGGTAAAACTAAAGGACGGATGGTTTAAATGGCATTTTCTACAGACACAACTGCGTTTAACCCTGACCTCAACGAGATATTTGAAGAGGCGTTTGAGCGTTGTGGCTTAGAACTCCGCACGGGCTATGACTTCCGTACGGCGCGGCGCAGCCTGAACTTTTTGATTGGTGAGTGGGCGAACCGGGGCATCAACCTGTGGACCATCGAGCAGGGTTCTATTAATCTGGCGCAGGGGGTAACGACCTATGATCTACCTGATGATACCGTTGATCTTATTGAGCATGTTATTCGTACTGATTCCAACCAAGGCCCTAACCAAACTGATCTGAACATCACCCGTATCAGCGTCTCAACCTATTCGACTATCCCAAACAAGTTAGCGCAAGGCCGTCCGATTCAGGTTTGGATTAACCGTCAGTCGGGGCAAAAAGTTGGATCGAATGCGGCAACGCCGAAAGCCCCGCAGATTAATGTGTGGCCTGCGCCGGATCAGGGTACAACGCAGAATCCGTACTACGTGTTTTATTACTGGAGACTAAAACGCATTTACGACGCTGGTACCGGTACAAACATTATTGATATTCCATTCCGCTTCCAGAACTGCATGGTAGCGGGGCTTGCTTATATGTTGGCCGTGAAGAAACCCGAGGTATCGCCGGATCGTGTAATGGCATTAAAACTTATGTACGATGAAGCTTGGAATTTAGCCTCTGAAGAAGACAGAGAAAAAGCTGCGGTTCGGTTTGTGCCACGAGAAATGTTCTTCTAATGGGCAACAGGTTTAGTTCAGCTAAAAACTCGATTGCGGAATGTGACCGCTGCGGGTTTCGTTACAAGCTGAAGGAGTTGAAAAAGCTGACGATCAAGACTAAGCAGGTCAGTATTAAAGTGTGCCCGACGTGTTGGGAACCAGACCAGCCACAATTGCAGTTAGGTATGTATCCAGTGGACGACCCACAAGCTGTACGGGAACCACGCCCAGATGTAAGCTACAGACAGGCAGGATATACAGGGCTGCAGTTGACGTTGAATACCGACTTTGGTGACCCGTCAGGTGGTAGTCGAATATTTCAGTGGGGCTGGGCACCGATAGGTGGGGCAAGCGGAAATGACGCGGGGTTGACGCCCAATGCTTTGGCCCCTAGAGGTATAGTAGGTAGTGTAACGATTACATAGGAGTCTATATGGACAGCATGAAAAAAGTAGCCAAGGCAGAAGTCAAAAAGCATGAGAAGCGTATGCACAAAATGGCCAAGGGCGGCGTAACTAACGACCAGCTTAAATCCATGGGACGCAATCTGGCACGTGCAGCAAACCAGAGAGGCCGATAATGGCTAAATATTCACACAAGCAGGGCGGCAAAGAAATAGGCCAAGCTGCGGTTTACGCGGAGCCACATACCATGGACGGTAAAAAGATTACGGCGCGATCTACACAGAACGAGATTTCTGGCGTGGGCCATATGGATAGCCTGAACGTTGGCGTAGGTACAGTCAACAAAGGTAACATTAAACCAGCAAAAACAACTGGTATCAAGATTCGCGGCACTGGCGCTGCAACTAAGGGCGTAATGGCTCGTGGTCCGATGGGCTAATCATGACGTATACCGAACTGTTCACTATCGTTAAGAACTACCTGCAAAACGACTTCCCCACAAATACGTGGACAAGCGTTACAGGGGCGAATCCGCCCATTACTTCTACCGGTACTGAACAGATCAATACGTTTATTACCCAAGCTGAAGAGCGTATATACAACAGCGTTCAGATTCCAGCACTGCGTAAGAACGTAACCGGCGTAACTTCTGGCGGCAATAAATACTTGTCATGCCCAAACGACTTTCTGTCCGTTTTCTCGATGGCGGTTATCGACGGTAGCGGGAACTATGAGTATTTGCTGAACAAGGATGTGAACTACATTCGGGCGGCGTACCCCAATCCATCATCTACTGGCTTGCCGCAATACTACGCCTTGTTTGGCCCCACAGTTGCATCCAGCGTCATTACAGACGAGTTGAGCTTTATTCTTGGCCCAACACCTGACGCTGTCTACAACGTGGAGTTGCACTATTTTTATTACCCCGAGTCAATTACAACTGCGGGTGCTTCATGGCTTGCCGATAACTACTCACCGGTATTGCTGTATGGCACGTTGGTAGAAGCGTACACGTTCCTAAAGGGCGAAATTGATTTGACTGCGCAGTACGAGAAGAAGTATCAGGAAGCTATGGCTCAGTTGAACCGTCTGGGTACAGGTCTTGAGCGCAATGACGCGTACAGGGTCGGGCAGGCCAGCATGAAAGTGAATCCGTAATGGCTATCCAACAAGGACTCACAAACAGTTTTAAACAAGAGATGCTCCAAGCGGGGCAGAACTTGGCGACCGACACATTGAAGATGGCGTTGTACACCGCGTTTTCTGACATCGGGCAGTTGACCACTGTTTATACAACAACGAACGAAGTAGCCGGCACGGGCTACACAGCAGGTGGCGTAGTCATGACGGGTGTGACAATTAGCACACAAACAACTGGGCCTAATGCGGGCACGGTTTACGTAGATTTTGCTGATGTGTCTTGGCCGGGAGCTAACTTCACTGCGCGTGGTGCTTTGATCTACAACACTACGCAGGGTAACAAGTCGGTAGCTGTTTTAGATTTTGGTTCGGATAAAATTTTTAGTAGTGTAAGCAACACCGTTACGATGCCAGCAAACACGGCAACGACGGCACTAATTCGTTTTCCTTGAGGAGATAGGTATGAACAACGTAAAAGCAATTGCGGGCGACAGTGTTGATGCCGCAGTAATCAGACCCGCTACAGAAATCGAGCAAGTTCATGCTGGCGGCGTATTCCATATTCTTTGCTACGACAAAGACGGTAACTTGAAGTGGGAAGAAAAAGGTCCCAACCTTGTGGTGGACACCGGGTTGCAATACATGGTCTCTACTTCGCTGGATGCCGCTGCGCAGACGACTGTGTGGTATCTGGGTTTGATTAGCACTCTGACTTCAATCGTTGGTGGCGATACCATGGCTTCACACGCCGGTTGGACTGAAGATACTACTTATTCGCAAGCAAACCGTCCGACAGCAACATTTGGTACAGCAACAACTGCGAACCCATCGGTGCTTGATAACTCTGCATCGGTAGCTGTGTTCTCTATTAACGGCACAACCACCATCAACGGCGCGTTCCTAACCAGCAACAACACCAAAGGCGGCACAACTGGCACGTTGTTTTCAGCCAAAGCATTTACTGGCGGCGCTCGTTCAGTGATAAGTGGTGACACTCTGAATGTGACTTACACCTTCAGCTTGACCGGTACCTAATCATGAAGATTGATTTTTTCTTTGACACTCAGTACGGCAAGTTCTGCGATGCCTTGCACTTGCCGGATGACCACACACTTACTGACGAAGAAATACAAGCGATGAAACAGCAACGGGTAGACAACTGGATAGCCGTTGTTACCGCCCCTCCCCCAGAAGAAGTAGTGCAAGAACCACCGGTGGAGTGATGAATGGCAGATCGTTATTGGGTTGGGGGCACGGGTACATGGGACGGCACCAGCACAGCTAACTGGTCCGCTTCGTCGGGGGGCGCTAGTGGCGCTTCTGTGCCTACGGCGGCAGATAACGTATTTTTTGATGCAGGTAGTGATGCTGGCGGTATCTTCACCGTCACGATGGCGACAACCCCACGGCTTTGTAACGACTTCACAGCGTCTGGTCTTGATTTCACAATGACCCTAGCGGGTACGAGCATTGGCTTGACCGTTAGCGGTAGTCTATCTTTTCCTGCGACAAACTTCACCCGCACCTACACAGGTGCGACCACATTTAACGCCACTACCACAGGCAAGACAATAACGACTAATGGCGTTGCTTTTGGTGGAGCCGTTACGCTTAATGGTGTTGGGGGTGCATGGACACTTGGCTCTGCGTTAAGTACGGGTACGTTCTCGTTGATATTAACAAGCGGCACGTTTGATACTTCAGCAAGCAATTATGCGGTTACTGCTGGATCATTTACATCAAGCAATTCCAATACAAGAACAATAAACTTAAATGGATCAACAATAACACTAAACATATTCGGCACTGCTTGGGATATGACAACCAGCACTAACGCAACATTAAACGCCGGTAATTCACAAATAAATCTTGGTACAACTGGTTGCATTTTTGAGGGCGGCAATCTTACTTATTACAATTTGTCTTTTACATCAACAACAGCGACAGGAACTGGAACAAAAACAATTAACGGCGCAAACACATTTAATAATCTTACTTATGCAACGGTTTCAACGGTTGGGCTTAATAATAATTCTTTTGGTGGAAACCAGACAATCAACGGAACTTTGACGGTTACTGGCGCTAACAGTAATCAAAGAATGTTTGTTCGTTCAGACACAACAGGCACATCCCGCACACTAACTTGTGCAGCTATTGCAGCAATGACTGATGTTGATTTTCGTGACATCACAATAGCAGGAGCGCATGGCACGTTATCTGGTACTCGCTTGGGTGATTGCAATGGGAATAGCAACATTACCTTTGTAGCGGGGGCGAACAAATATTGGAACTTGGCAGCAGGCGGCAACTGGAGTGATACGGCTTGGGCGTTAAGTTCAGGGGGTTCTGTTGCCGCTGCAAATTTTCCGTTAGCTCAAGACACAGTCATTATTGAAAACACGGGGCTTAACACAAGCGCGACCGTTACCATAGATGCTGGCTACAACATTGGAACACTAGACACATCAACACGCACTAACGCAATGACGTTAGCTTCAGGCAGCAGCCTTCCTACGTTCTATGGAAACTTCACGTATGGATCAGGCATAACACCTACCGGTACAAGTACTTACACATTTAGTAACCGAACCACAAAAACATTAAATTCTGGTGGTAAATCATTTACACAGCCTATATCCATTATTTGTTTCGGTGGCGGTATTCAGCTTTTAACTAATAATCTGACTTTAGGCTCAACACTTACAACTAATTTAACGCGAGGCACGTTAGACCTGAACAACCTGACGTTAAGTACAGGCGTGTTTAGCTCAAGCAACACCAACACGCGCTCCATAGCATTTGGTACAACCGGAAAAGTCGTCCTTACAAGCGGGGGGACTAGTCTGTTGATGGCAACTGCCACAAACTTCACGTTTACCGGCACATCAAACATATCAGCGGCGATGTTTTCAACAAGAACGTTTAACTTCGGCGGGACTGCTGGAGCTACAACTTCTAACAGACTGGACATCAACCTAACATCAGGCGCGTCCACGCCTACGTTTACAGGGTCATTTAGACAAATCAACTTTACAGGATCAACGTCTAACCCCGGCGCACAAACCATCAATTGTCACGGGTTTACGCTTGCATCGGGCGGGACGTATACAAGCACTGACTTTACAACTGTTGGTAGCGGTACGCTTACTTCAACTGGCAAACAAATTGACACATTAACTGTTAACGGCGCTGGGATTACGACCACCCTACAAGATGCTTTATCATGTGCACCTAATTCTAAATCTCTATTAACTGCGGGTACGTTAGACCTAAACAACTTTACTTTTACAACTGGTGCATTTAGTTCAAACAACACCAACACGCGCTCTATAGCGTTTGGTACATCTGGTTCTATAACGCTTACTGGAACCGGTGCTGCCAATGATGAACTAGAGATGTTAATAGCCACAAACTTTACGTTTACCGGCACGTCAAATATTGTTGTTGGTGACATCACCGTGGACACTCAGTTACGTTTTGGGAGTACTACCGGTGCTACATCGTCCAATAGACTCAACATTACTCTCACCACATCATCTGATCCTAATAGACGTATACGATTCTTTGGCTTTTTTAGGGATATTAACTTTGGCTCTATTACTACAACCAATCCTATTACCGATCCTATTTTTTGCCACGGATTCACGTTATCTGCGGCCCCCGCTATTACAGCAGCCGACGTTATAATGGTAGGTACAGGTACATTAACGTATGCAGGTAATCGAATTAACTCATTAACTATCAACGCAGCCGGAATTACAACAACCCTTGCTAGTGCCGGTCTAAATGCTACGACTACGCTAGCCAATGGGACGCTTGATTTAGCTGGGTTTACTCTTACAAATACCACCTTTGCAGGAACTACTACTGGCACAAAAAACTTGACATTTAATGGTGGAACTTTAGTTTGCTCCGCCGCAAGTGCTACCGCTTGGAATAACGCACAACCTACCGGCTTTACTACCACAGCAGGTACTGGCACAGGCACTATTTCCATGACTGCTGCAACTGCCAAGACGTTTGTCGGCGGTGGTTCTACTTACAACTGCACGTTAAACCAAGGCGGTGCTGGAACGCTGACCATTACTGGTGCAAATACGTTTAACGATATTACAGAAACAGTACCAACCGCTAATCAGATCACGTTCCCTGCTAGTACAACAACTACAGTTAATAACTTCACTTTGTCTGGCTCATCGGGTAACTTGGTATCAATTCGCAGTTCTACCCCAACCACGCAGTTCACGCTCTCCAAGTCTTCTGGAACAGTAAACGCATCTTTCCTTGATATTCAAGACAGTAACGCAACAGGTGGCGCTACTTGGAATGCTTCCCCAGCAAACGGCAATGTTGATAGTGGGAATAACACGGGGTGGCTTTTTGGCGCTTTGTACGCAGTCAGTATAGATGAGGCCGCTACTGGCGCGGATGTTATTACGTTACTCTTAATTCGGGTTGGCTCAATATCAGAAACAGCTACAGGCGCAGATACAACAAACAGCCAGTTAAATGCAGTAGGAGCCGTTTCTGAAACAGCCACAGGCGCAGACGAACTCACCAATACTGCGTCACTACAACTGTTTGTAGCCGAAACAGCCGCAGGCGCCGATGCTTTCCAAGGCAACATAGAAACTACTTCGGCAGTCTCAGAAACAGCCACAGGTGCAGATACAACAGCTACAGCATTAACCCGAGTAGGTGCGGTGTCAGAAACAGCCACGGGTACGGATACAACAGTCAGTCAGTTAGATGCGGTATCCTTTATTGATGAAGGCCCATTGTTTTTACAAGCGACCGCAGCGTTACCTGTAGGCACCTCGTTTACAGGCTCGACAATATTTGACAACACTTCTGCCGGAGGCGGGCTTGCAGTTGTAGCGAACGGCACGGGTACAGGCAGTGGCGGCGGGTTTAATGCTGGCGGCAACTATATTTTATTTTCGGGGGTAAATACACGGTCAGTTAAAACCATACCCCTTAATTTAACAACCTGTTCAACGTTCAACTTCTCCATCATTCGAGGCAATGGCACCAACGGCGGAGAAACACCAGACGCAAATGAAAATATTGTCGTTGAATACAGCACCAATGGCGGAGGCTCATATACAACAATCGCCACCATATTAAATACCGCAGCAATCACAACATTCACAACACTGTCCTACAGTATGCCTGTAGGAGCAAAAACGGCATCTACTATTATTCGTTGGCGGCAAGCGACTTCCGCACAAAGTAACTTTGACCAGTATGGTATTAGGAATTTTGTATTCGGGGAAACTGGCGGTGCATCAGCCGCAGATACAACAGCATCACAATTAAATACATCAGGCGTAGTCTCAGAAACAGCTACAGGTGCAGATACAACAGCATCACAGCTAACTACTTCAGGCGTAGTTTTAGAAACAGTCACAGGCGCAGATACAATAGCCAGCCAACTGGATGCAATAACCTCAGTTTCAGAAACAGCAACAGGTGCAGACATTGAAGCCGCTACGCTAACTCGGGTTGGTGCAGTGGACGAAGCCGCTACAGGTGCAGATACCGAAGCCGCTACGCTCACAAGAGTTGGCGCAGTAGACGAGACCGCGACAGGCGCAGATACGACCGATACACAGCTTGATGCGTTTGGTGGCATCAATGAAACAGCCACAGCAGCAGATGCGCTGACCACCCAACTGGACGGGGTTGCAGTAATTGACGAGACCGCGATAGCCGAAGCGTTGGCTGTTGGCAACATCATAACTACTTTGCAAATTAGTGAAGGCGCGACTATTCTGGATGAGTCGCTGGTACGGCTTTTGTGGGAACTAATTAACGACAATCAGTTGCCGGGATGGCAGGTAGTACAGAATGCGCAGGGCACGGGCTGGACGGTAATTAACACCAACACAGGAACAAGCTGGACTGATATTGATACGGTATGATTGATCCTTTGACAATTGGACTAGCAGTTGCGGGCGTTAAGGCGGTTGTCACAGGTATTAAAGAGGCCGCTACCTTGGCCCGTGAAGCGTTTGACGAGATTAACGGCGCAGTTGAGTCAGGTAAAACGCTGGCCGACTCCATGTCGGGGGTGACTAAGTTCTTCTCCGCCGCTGGCAAGTATGAAACTAGCAGAGCGCAGTTAGAAGAAGCAAAGGCGGCACAAGAAGAGGCGGTAGAGCGGGGTGAGACGGTGGCTGACCATATGTCAGACGCCGAGTATGTGATGGAGTTGATGGCAATAGACCGGCAGATTAAACAGTACTACGCCGACATCAAGCACATCTTTATCTATCACTTCCAAGAAGCTGGGATGTGGGACGAGTTCTGGCAGCGGATGGATAAGGTGCGCTCTGACCGTGAAGCCAAGGCAGAAGCCAAGCGCCGGGCAGAAACTGAGAAACGGTTGCACGAGAAGGCGGTGGCAATGAAGAAACGCCGCGCTAGACAACACCTGATTGATAATGTTGAGATGGTGGGTGCGGGCATTGTGATTGTGGGCATCGTCTTTGTTTTCTTTTGGGCGATGTGGTGGATGTTCCAACAAGGAGGTTGACATGCTAGGACTTGACGCGCTGCTGGGTATCGGCGGCAAACTGATTGATAAGCTAATCCCAGACCCGGAACAGAAAGCCCGTGCGCAATTGGAACTTGCCAAGATGGCGCAGGATGGTGAGCTTGCCAAGATGGCGAATGACACAGACTTATATAAGACTGAGCAGAATAATGTAACTGATAGATGGAAAGCGGATATGGCGGCGGATAGTTCGCTGTCAAAAAACATCAGGCCGCTAAGTTTAATTGCCATTTTTGCGGGGTATTTTACTTTTGCAATGATGTCTGCTTTTGGGTATAACGCCAATGAATCTTACGTTCAGTTGCTTGGGAATTGGGGGATGTTGGTGTTCGGGGCATACTTCGGCTCACGTAGCCTAGAAAAAATTACTGAAATACGTGCAAGAAAATGAAGACTTGTTCTTGTTGCAAAACAGAAAAACCGTTGTCTGCGTATAGTCCTGATGTTCGTACAACGTTAGGTGTGCAATCCAGATGCAAAATCTGTATCGCGGAAGCGGCGCGTATGCGCAGAGCAAAAAATCCGGAGCCGCATCGAGAGGGCGTAAGAAAAGCCGTAAAGAGACACTACGCTAAAAAACTGCAACGCAATAGGGATTACCGGGCAAAAAATGCAGAAAAAGTATCTGCATGGAAAGCCGCCGACAGAACACGTAATAAAGCGCGTATTTTGGCGGATAACGCCATGCGAAGAGCTAAATTGCGAGACGGAGGTATAACGCCCGAAGTAATTTCAGTTTATGCGTTGCGGGATTTTTACCGGGCTATGTCGTTGGGCGAAGATTTTCACGTCGACCACATAATCCCACTTAGTAAAGGCGGCGCGCATGCGGCGCAAAACTTACGGGTCATACCCGCCATAGACAATTTGCGAAAAGGTGCGGCATAAAATGAAAGAGAACTTTGACGACGCCTTGAAGGCGATACTCAAGCATGAAGGGGGTTTCGTAAACCATCCCAAAGACCCCGGCGGCATGACAAACCTTGGCGTGACCAAAAAAGTCTGGGAAGAGTGGGTAGGCCACCCTGTTGACGAAAAAGCAATGCGCGCTCTGACGCCTGAGACAGTAGGCCCGATGTACAAAAAGAAGTACTGGGATGCGGTCAAGGGTGATGAGATGCCGGACGGTCTGGACTATCTGATGTTTGACTTTGCGGTCAACGCTGGGCCGGGGCGGGCGATCAAGACTATGCAGAAAGCCATCGGTGCCGCCCCTGACGGGGCTATTGGCCCCAAGACCATGGCGGCATTAAAAGCTGCCAATCAGAGCGAATTAGTGGCAAAATTCAGTGCAGAAAAGGAAGCGTTTTACCGCAGTCTGCCTACGTTTGCGACGTTTGGTAAAGGGTGGCTGCGCCGGGTGGCAGAAGCCAAGACCCACGCTGAATCCATGCTGGCTTAATAAGGAAATCCGATGCCTTCAACTTACTCCCCCGATCTACGGATCGAACTCATGGCTAACGGTGAAAAGTCCGGTACATGGGGCACCATCACCAACGACAACCTTGGCGTTATTATTGAGGATGCAATCTCTGGCTTGGCGTCGGTCACTACAGTCTCAGCCAACCAAGCGCTAACTGCCCAGAATGGTGCGGTAGACCAAGCCCGCTGCGCGGCGCTGTCCCTTGATACTTCCACGGGTGCCAACTTTGCGGTGTACGTCCCCCCGGTTACCAAGCTCTACGTCATCATCAACGCCTCGGCTTATGTAGCCACTATTTACTGCTCAACGGTTCTTGGTAATACCACAGCAGCAGGTACAGGCGTAGCTATCCCTACGGGAAAAAGCGTCTTGCTTCGCGCTGACGGCACCAACATTGTCGAGCAGTTAAACCATGTGGTTGGAGCCTTTAGTGTTGGGGGTGCGGCTACTATTGGCGGCGCAGCTACTATTGGCGGCGCAGCGGTTATTACAGGGTCAACCTCGTTAGGCAACGCGCTTATATTAAATAGCTCATCAGGCACCGCCGGACAGGTAGTTGTGTCTCAAGGCGCGGGTACTTATCCAGTATGGGGTAATGCTTTTGTTACGGGCATGATTATGATGTGGTCGGGTACTATTGCCACAATCCCATCCGGTTGGTTGCTCTGTAATGGTTCAAGCGGTACTCCTGATTTGCGGGACAGGTTTATTGTTGGGGCATCCTCCGATGACTCCGGCGTGGCTAAAACGAACATTACCGGATCGCTTACTCAGACAGGCGGCTCTAAAGATGCAATCACAGTAAGCCACACGCACACAGCGACATCTGTTGTAACTGATCCCGGTCACGCACACTCTATAATAATTGGTGAAGGATTTAGCGTCGGGAATAGTGTCCAATACACTAATTCTGTAGTTGGAACAAGGAATGTAATTAATTCCAATACTACCGGTATAACCGTAGCAACAACAAACGCATCAACCGGGTCTTCTGGCACCAACGCCAATCTCGTTCCTTACTACGCGCTGGCTTTCATTATGAAGGCGTAATATGCCACTACAGAAACTACAGTTCAGACCCGGCGTTAATCGTGAAGGCACAACGCTTTCCAACGAGGGCGGCTGGTATGACTGCGACAAGGTTCGTTTCCGCTCTGGCTACCCTGAGAAGATCGGCGGCTGGGCTGCGCTGTCTTACAACACCTTCCTTGGTGTGTGCCGGTCGTTGTGGAATTGGGTGACGCTAAAGCAGTACAACCTGCTGGGTGTAGGCACGA